TTACTTGCTTGGCTTATTTGATGAAGAGAAAAAGGAATTAGGTTCTACACTTTGGGGAGCTTATAACGCCTTAACTCATTGGTCTACACATACTGATTATAAGGTGGAAAGATATAATTCTGAAACCAAAAAATTAGAAACTATTAATGGTGGTCGCACCAATGCCAATAAACCAAACGTGGAAAGACAAAGAGCAGATGTAGTAAGGGAATTACTTACTTCAGATGCTTGGCAATCTTTAGAAATGGCTAACGCTTAATGGCTGAGTTTCTTGCAAATCTATCTCGTATAATGGTCATCTTTTTGGTGATCATTATTTTAGCAATCTTGTTTTAAATTAGGAGAAATAAAAAATGACTATTGATAAATCACAAATAGAAACTTGTTGTATCTGCAAAAAAGATATCAATCCAAAATATCTTGGAGTTGCTGACGATGGAACAAAACATTATTGGTACGAGGGGAACAATGCTCAACCAATTGCTGATGGTCGTTGTTGTGATCCTTGCAACCAAATCGTACTTGTTGATCGTATAACAAATTTAACTATATCTAGAATGCAAAATAAAGATTTTACTTTTAATGATGCAGTTAAAAAGGCAAGAGATTTAGGAGATAACATATGAAAAGACTTCATTTAAATAAAATGTCAACCTTGCTTGAAAGTTTGGAAGTTGTCGCACGTAATGCAAAAAACAAAGGTCATAGATCGGGTTTCAGATGCCATGATCTTGCATTGCAGTTGGCTAATCAATTTAAAGTTTTTGAACCTACAATTGAAAGCGTAATTACTAATAGGGAAAATAAAAACAATCCCTTTAAAATTAAAGGTAATGACACGCTAACACGTGGAGAATTTCAAGTTTACAAACTTATTAAATCGCATGATATGGTTAAAATTATTGACGTCTACAATGATACAGATAATAAAAAAGCATTTAATACTGTTAGGCAATACGTGAACATTCTTAAACAAAAAGGGTATTTACAAACTATAAAGATTAAAGGCGATAGGCATAAATATTATAAAGCTTATCCTCTCTCATTTCATACGATGGATAGAAACTTGGTGAATAAATTATCTAGTTGACTTCCTTAAAAACTTAAGATTATAATTGAACCACTCAAGGGATTTTCTTTGGGTGGTTTTTTTTAAAACCTTAATTTAAATGTGAAAGGAATTCCAACAATGGAAACAAAACAATATTTAATTAAAAGTGAATACGATTTTAACAATAAAAAATTTAATGCAGTCAATAACTGTGAACTAACTATTCAATTTAAAATAATGGATAGTTGTTGCATGGTTGAAGTTGTTGGTCGTTATAATGGTCGTACCAATGAAGAATTTAAGCATCAAATATTTTGCCATAAGGATCAGATGTTGAAGATTTTACCTAATGTAAATGATCAAGTTGCAAAGGTTGATGAACCATTCAACAAAGATAGGGTTTTAATTGATCAGCGAATAGGTATTATCTTTGAAGAGGAACAAAAGCAAAAGGAATATCAGTTGGGCTTACATGGTCAAATAGATTTAGAAGAATTAATTGAAGAAAAGAAAGGAAACTAACATGGCTTATTATTTTAGTTGTAACGAATGTAATTATAAAGAGCATTTTAATGATCAGTTTAACATTCCAAGTAAAGCTCTTGAAGGTAAGTTAAACGACTATGAAAGTGTAATTTGTTCTAGTTGTGTATCTCAAAAAGTGAGATTAAAAGGTAATTATATTATTATTGAGAAAGGAAATAAATAAAATGACTTTTGATAAGAACAGAGATTATAAAACTTTATATTCTACAGATTATGTTTTAGTTGATTTGGAAACACAAAAACCAATTGAAAGTTATGATATCATTAATCATTATACTAGTGTTATTGATGAATTTAATTTGCAACTAACTAATAATGGTGTTGAATATATCCCAATGACTAGATTAACAAGAGAAGAACAAAACAAATATTTAAATGCTATGAAAGGAAACAAATAATGACTATCGCACTTGAAAACATGCCAAACAGAATAGATAAATACAGAAACATTGCAAAGGTTGAGAACTTTAAAAGCAATAGGTCAGGCAATCCAATTGCTAATCAATTTAGAATTACTTTGCAAAATGGTGCAGAGATATTTCAATCTTACAATTCTATTATTGCCGTTAAAGTTAATGGTTTAACGTTTCTTGATCGCACGTGTTGGGATTACTCAAACACAACTTCAAGATATCGTAAAGAGTTTCTAAACGAGGATACTAAAACCACTAAACAGAAGATTAAAGATGATGTTTACATTCTTATGAACTTGAATTAGATATCTTTACTTCCTCCCCTAAAAGCCTCCCTTGACTAGTTCTTGGGGGGTTTTTTGTTGGGTAAACTAGAATAATACTTAAAGCGTTGGTTTTGTTGGGTTTCTTGGTGGGTTGTTCTTTTGGTATTTGTTCGCAATCAGTACCTCAAACGCTACCTTTTAGGGTTTACTTGTACAACTTATAAAATATCAACCAAGTTAAAACGGCTTACACGTAAAGGAATTATTGTTGGGATTAGCCGAGATGATTACATATCTATATTATAGGTGGCTTGTTATCCTATGGTTTTATCAAAGAGAAAAATTCGGGATTACGGGGTGCAAAGGGCCACCGGGGACCCCCCCGTATACGTATGCAATGTCGCCATATTTTTATCTGAATGAGTTACTTGTACAAGTTATTCGCACCCCTTTGGGTAAACATAAAAAACCCCCAATGGAGGTCTATACTAAGAACAGTTATTTGTGTTACGATTGGTCGCACCCCCTTTGGTCGCACCCTTTAGGGTATCCCTGTGTGTATGTAGGTGTATTTCCCCGGAGGATCTACTCCGATTGTATCCATCCTGACGAAAAAGTCAAGTAAATTCGTCATAAAATTTTTTTTATTTGACATTAGGTTAATCTGTACGTATAATCTAGGTATCAAGACCAGTTTAGAGCAGCAGCAACCAAACCTTTCTCGTGCTTTGGCTCAACTTTTTAGGCTCTTGACTCAATAAACAAAGGAAAAACCCGTGTTTGAAGCAGTTGTACTCGTCTGTTACTTAGGATTGGCGTCCGATTGTAGAGAATTACACGATTCACGAGGTCCTTACGACACCGAAATGCTCTGTAAAGAGCGAGTAGTTGAAATAACAACAGAATTACCGACTTGGTTACCTAATTATAAGATGATGGGATACAGATGTAATGAATTTACTCCCCAAAAAGACTTCCCAGCGTGAAATAACGCCCCAACAAGAAGAATTCCTAACTAATTTGTTCGAGAATGGGGGTAATGTCACGGATGCAGCACTTCAGGCAGGCTATTCTAAGGGCAGTGTGACGTGGTTAAAGAACAGTTTAGCCGATGAAATCATAACTCGCACAAAGAATGTGTTGTCTATGAACGCATTTAAGGCTGCTACACGCTTGGTAAGCACAATTGACAACCCCGTACCCGAAAGAGGGGACGACCTACGCTTCAGGGCTGCAGAATCGCTGTTAAACAGGGTAGGACTGGGAAAACAAGAAACAACTAACGTAAATGTACAAGCAGTACACGGCATCGTCTTGTTGCCGCCTAAGAAAGAAGTGGTTATTGATCAATGAGTATATATGGCGCTGCAAGAATAGTAGCAGGATTAGTTGCACCCGGAATGCTTGACTTGAGGTCAAGTACAAAAAAGAAAGATCCTAAATTAAAATTCCCCGAAAGAAAAGAAAATAAGTTTGTACCTAAAGTATACGCAAAAGGGGCAGGTCCACGTAAAGTAAATCAGTAAGAAAGAAAGAGGTCGTAATCGATGGCTGACATGAAGAAAGAAATAAATAAGATAAAGAAAAAGAATAAAAGATTGAGTTACGCAACAAATCCTATAAGAGCGTTACATGCTTTGGTGGTAAATCCAAAGTTAGCTCAAAAAGAGAAAACAGAAATAAATAAACTCATAATGAAAGTTGATGATTTCAAAGGTGATGCTGACAAAAGAAAAAGGGATGCTATGTTGAATAAAGTAGACAAGGAAGCAAAAGCTCTTATTAAAAAAATAGATACGAAATACAGAATAAATAAAGCTTTAGGAAAAGCAACTGGTGGTAAAATAGCAACAAAGAAAAAGAAGAAATAGATATGGCTGACATCAACACATTATTCAAAGTACTCAACACAATCAACGCTCTTACAACTCCCAACGAGCTTACTGACAAGATGAGTGACAAACTAAACCAAATGATCCAATCCTTATCTCCATCTGAAAAGAAGGAAGCCAAAGATGCCCTCAAAGAAAAACAAAAGCAGGGAATGAAATATGGTGGCAAAGCATCAAAGAAATGTAGTGCCAACAGAGACAGTAGGAATACACGTAAGGTAAATAGTTAGGAGAAATAAGCATGAAGAACAGAACTCATGCAGGAGCTTTTAAAAAGAATATTAAAGGTGATTTAAAAAGTAAACGAACAAAAAGACTTGATAAAGCCAATCCTGTACGAGCATTAGCACGTATAGTTGATGATGAGTATGGAGCATCTGGTTCAGGATATGATGAAATACATGTAGACGGTAAAGTTTATAGTTCAAGAGACAGAGAAGGCACAAAAAAATATACACCCAAAGTATATGCAAAAGGGGCAGGCTCACGTAAAGTAAATGACTGAACCAGAACCGAAGCGTGGACGTGGTCGACCGAAGAAAGACCCCGAAGCACCGAAGCAAAGATATTTCCTGTCTGCCGCAGAAAAGGCAAGACGACAATCACAAAAGAGATTACGTGACGCAAAGAAACGTGCAGATAAATTAACTAAAGTAGCAGAAAGTAAAAGAAGATATGCCAGAAAGCTTGAAGAGAAAGTTGGTAAGGT